GTCCAGCTCGCCGACGGCAGCACCTACCGCGTGCGCTACATCGGCATCGACACGCCGGAGACGGTGGCGCCCGGCCGCCCGGTCGCGTGCTGGGGAGCGGAAGCGTCCGCGCGTAATCGGGAGCTGGTGCTGGGGCAGACGGTCTACCTCGAGCGGGACACCTCCGAGACCGATCGGTTCGGCCGCCTGGTCCGCTATGTGTGGCTGGGCGACGAGCTCGTCGAGTCGATCCTGCTCACCGAAGGCCAGGCCCGCGCGTTCCCCTTCCGACCAGACACCGCTCGAGCTGAGGAGTTTGCCGCACTCGAGCAGGGAGCCCGCGAGCAAAGCGTAGGTCTATGGGGCGCCTGTGAGGGTCTGCCGCCGGTCGGCGAGGGCGAGGTCCTCCCGGATGCGCCGCCAGCCGCCACCGCGACCACGGCGCCCCTGCCGACGCCGATCCCGACGGCGACCAGGAGCGCACCCACCGTCGCACCCGTTCCGACCCCGACCTCCCCGCCCTCTTCATCCGGGACACGGATCGGCACCCGCACGGGCGAGCCTCTGCGCTTCGACCCGAATGGCCCCGACCGGGATTGCAGCGACTTCCGCACCTGGGCAGAGGCGCAGGACTTTTACGAGGCGGCCGGTGGTCCCGCCAGCGATCGGCACCGCCTGGACGCGAATAACGACGGCATCGCCTGCGAGACGCTTCCGGGCGTGCGCCGCTAAAAGACCGGGCGCCGGGGGCCCTCGATCGAGACGGTAACCGGCGCCTTTTTCGCGCCTGCTCCAGGCACGCGCTAAGCCCAATGGACGCGAGTACCCGAAGGGTATCGGGTTGACATGCAAACCGCAAATGCGAGGATCGTAGGCACGAATCCAGCAGGTAACCGGGGGAGTGCGTTTAATGAAGGTCGCCAAGCCAGAGACCGAGACGGTAACCGGCGCTCGGGACCTCACCGACTACCAGGCGCTGCTCTGGTCCTGGATGCTCACCCTGGAGGTGGCCGGCAAGAGCTTGGAGACGCGCAAGGTCTACCGCGTGTCCGCCGAGCAGCTGGGCGCCCACCTGCTGGAGCAGGGCATGCCCGTCCACGTCGCCGCCATCACCCGTGAGCACGTGGAGTCGTATCTGCTCGAGCTCCGTCGCCAGCATCCCACCAGCAGCACGGTCGCCACCCGCTACAAGGGCCTGCGCCAGTGGTTCAAGTGGCTGGTCGAGGAGCACGAGATCGAAGCCTCACCCATGATCAATATCAAGAAGCCCACCTACACCGAGAAAGAGATTCCCATCCTGCCCGATGTCGCCGTCAAGCGGATGCTCGACGACTGCAAGGGCCAGGGCTTCGACGATCGCCGCGACCTGGCCATCCTGCGCGTGTTCCTGGCCACGCCGCTGCGTCGGTCGGAGATCGCCAACCTGAGCGTGACCGACGTCGACCTGTCCGCGCGCACGGTGCACGTGACGGTGAAGGGCAACCGCCAGCGCACGGTGCCCATCGACGTGAAGGCGGTCCAGGCGCTCGACCGCTACCGGCGCATTCGCCCCACTTCGCGGTGGGCAGGTGCGGCGGGGTTGTGGCTGGGCCAGCTCGGGCCCCTCACCGACAGCGGGCTGTATCAGGTGCTCCGCCGTCGCGCGAAGCACGCGGGGGTGGAGGGATTTCATCCGCACTTGTTCCGTCACAAATTTGCGGACTCGTGGCTTCGTGCAGAAGGACAAGAGCGGGACTTAATGCGATTGGGTGGATGGAGGAGCGCGGAAGTGATGAGGAAATACGCGGAGAATCTGGCCGAGGAACGTGCCATCGAGAGTTATCGTAGGCTCAGTCCGGGCGATCGGTTCTAGGTTGGCGTTTGGGCGGTCATTTTATTACGGGGAATATTCCAATTAGCCCCGCTCGCGCACCGGCCAGCGCCGGCCCGCACCACGCTCGTCCCCCACCGCTCGCCGTCCCGCGATCCGGTCCTCGCACGCCCGGCAGCGGGCTCGCGTCGGCTCCGGCTCGCCCCACCCATACGCCACGCCGCACAGTGGCCGCTCCGCCAGCCCCTTCTCGGTCAGCAGCCGTGCGTGAGTCCTCGAGCGGTACGCGGCTTTGGTCTGCACGGCGAACCAGATAATCTCGCCATCCAGCTGCATCAATTCACCACCCAGCTGCTCACGCCGAGGGCTCCGTCACCTCGCGGGCGAAGGCGTTTAAGTCAATGGGACTGCTCGAATATTGATGCCCCTTGACCATCTCACGCGGCCAGTAGGGGCTCGGCGTGTCGAGCTGCTCGAGCCCGTCATACGCCGCCAGCCACACCGGGTACTCGACGAGGCGCCCAATCTGGCCGTGCCAGTAGGCGTCGACAAACCAATTTCCGGTGTAAATACCCGAGCGAATCCCCCGTTGGTCACAAGCCGCACAGGCCGCTTCCGCCTCGTCGATCGTGGGGGCCGTGCCCTGGTACGTTTCCAGATCGATCCACAAGAGCGGCAGCGTTACCCCAGCCCGCTCGGCCACCTCGAGCGCCTGCTGGACCTGCTGAGCGGGGCTGATCCCGTGGTAGAGCCATACGTAGGCCCCGACACTGCATCCGTTGGCGAGTGCACTGTGCATCTGCTGGATGGTGCAGGACTGCGGAACACTCTCAATTTCCTGGTACGCCTTCACTACCACATGGGAGGGTCGGAACTGCTGGATGTAGGCGGTCAGGTCCCGTACCTGGTGCGAGCTCACATCCATCCCCCGCACGACCCCGGTGAGGGGCTCCGGTGGCTCCGGTAGATCGGGCGGGGCCAACTCAAAAGGGTGGTTCTTACTCGGCCAGACCTCGGGCGCGGGGTTCTCGTTCCCCGGAGCCACGCAGATGATCTCCTCGAGGGACCCGTAGTCGTACCAGGCTTTGCGGACCTGTCCCAGCTTGTCCGTACCACTGCCTGCCTTCATGATCGTAGGACCGCTCCAGCGGACCCCTAGCGAGTCTCCCAGGCGCTCTTCGGCCTGCTCCAGGGTCTCACTCATGGCCACCTCCCAAAAATAGAGCGGTTGCGCTCCATTTTCCGCTCCTCCTCACCGCCAGCCCGCCAGCCGAAACGCCAGATACCACAGCGCCCCGAACACGCTGAGCACACCGACCGCCGCCAGCCCCAGCTCGAGGCCGTCGCGCCACTCCCGCCAGGTCATCCGACCAACAGCGAGGCCGACAGGAACGCCACGGCCCCCGCCAGGAGCTGCGAGCCGTAGGGTAACGGAGGAAGGGCAGCCAGAATTGCGAGGATGCAACTTACGATCAGGAACGCTACGCGCAGGTTCTCCACTGTTCGCCTCCCTACCTCATGCCCGCCCACAGATCGAGCAGCACGCCTAAGAGCAGCACCAGGGCCAGCATCCCCAGGCTGATAATCACCACCTGCCAGAGCGCGCGCCGCCACACGTCGTCGATCATTCGTGGGGCTCCTCCAGCGGCGGCCCCGGCGGCTTGGGCTCCACCACCGGCGGCGTGGCCTTGCGCGGCGGCTTGCGAATCGAGGGCAGCGCCGCCGCCACCACGCCGATCATGGCAGTAACCACGGCGATGATGCCCAGCCACTGGCGGGTAATCCCGATGGCGTCCGCCTGGCTAGACGCCACCCCTAAGCCTGCCAGGATGGCCGCACAGCCGACGGCGGTCCAGTAGTAAACCGCATAGCTCCGCGAGCCCCGATCCTCGTCTCCGTTCGTCTCCTGCGCCATTTGGGATACCTCCTTGCTGGGACCTTAGCGCGTGCTCAGGGCGAGGTCGGTGAGCACGTCCGGCGGGATCGGCACGATGTTCAGCGCGTTGCCCGAGAAGATGGTCTGCTGCGCCACGAAGGTCGTCGGCAGGCCGGGCGTCCCCAGCACGAGCCCCTGGAGCTCGTAGGTCCGTCCCGCGTTCGCCCGCCACAGCGGCACCTGCGCGCCGTTCGCGTCCCACAGCGGCACGCCGTAGTCGAGACTCACCCCGAACCCGTCCACCGGCAGGCCCCCGAAGTTGCCGAGCAGCGAGGAGGCCACCGCGAAGGCGCTCCCCTCGTCCACGAGGTCCTGCGAGCGGTCCACGAAGTAGGTGCGGCGCAGGCCGTAGGTGTGCTGCGAGTCCATATCGTCGGCCCAGGCGTAGCCGTCCGACCACTTGACCAGCACGCGGTTGTAGAGGTTCTGGAGGTCCCACCCGATCGAGGCCGCCGCCTGGTCAGGTAGCCGCACCACGTAGTCGGCCACGGTCGAGGGTCGCACCACCTCGAGGTAGGGCCGCCCCGCGTCCTGGCTCCAGATGTGCCAGCGCACCCCCGCCAGCGCCGCCATGGCGTTGAACACCGCCTTCGCCGTCTTGCCCCCGAAGTCCTCGGAGTCGGCCGCCAGGGCGATGCCGGTGGGGCGAATGGCGGCATTACTGGTCGACAGCAGCGGACACAGCTCGTCCCGCGCGTGGCGGAACACGTTCTCGATCGGCGTGCCGGCCGGGTACACCTGGGCGTGGGTGAAGCGGTCGTCCCCCGCGTGGCTGCTGAACCCGCGCGCCTCGAAGGCGAGCGAGGCCTCGCGGTAGAAGAAGTCCCCCCCGTCGTGCTCGAGGCGCAGGTGGCGGAAGCGGCCCGCGCGGTCGAAGAGCTCCGCCTCGGCCGACGGCACCGCCAGCACGTTGTCGTAGGGCTCCGCCGCGTCCACCCGCCAGCTCGCGGACAACTCCCCGCCGTGGCTGGCGGTCTCCATCTCCAGGTCCCGCAGCAGCGTGGTGTGGACGTACTGCCGCCCGTCCGCGGCCGTGATGACCACCGCGATGGCGTCGGGCTCGCCGTAGGTGGCCTGGCTCACAGCCCCGCCTCGTTGAGCAGGTATTCCACCAGCTCGTCGACCTCGGGCGCGGCCAGGCCGTGGGCAATGATGAGCTGCCCGATGTCCATGGTGCACTGGGAGCCCTCGGGGGTGATCCCGGAGCCGCCGGAGAGGTTGCTCGCGTTGGCCTCGATGGTCAGGTTCGTGCCGTCGCGGCTGAGCGCGAGCGCGGTATCCGCATAGGTGGCGTCGAGCACGAACAGGTGCCAGGCCCCCATCACCGCGTTGACGTTCTCCTGCCGCTTGAACGCGCCGCTGTTGCCGCTCGAGTACATGTGCCCGTACAGGCGGAAGCTCCCGAACGACTCCTGAAAGCCCAGCCCATAGTTCGGCCCCGCACCGGCGGACGTGCGCAGCATGGTGCCCTGCGACGTGGTGGCCGTGACCTTGGCCACCAGGAAGATTTGGGCCTCGGGCAGGCTGATCTCCGACCAGCCGTACTTCCCGCCGTTCATCCGCACCACGCGCAGGCTCCCGAGGCCCCCGTCGAGGATCAGCGGGTGGTTCCCCGAGCCCGGCCAGGTGGCGTTCCGCCCATTGCCCGAGAGGTCCGGCCAGGTGTCCAGGTTCGCCCCGTTCGCCCCCGCCACGTCGTAGCTGCGGAACCAGTAGTCGAAGTTGGCGATGAGGTCCCCCGGCGTGAAGGCCGGCGGCGCCTGGCCCAGGATCCCGCCCTCGGCGTAGCGGATGCACACGTCGAACTCGTCGTCGGGACACAGCTGGTCGTCGATCTCGGTGCGGCTCACGCGCACCAGGATCAGGTTCTCGCCGGGGTACAGGGTGACGTATCCCCCCTCCACCGAGGTCGTGGTGCGGAGCGTGTTGCCCGCGCCGCTCGCCACGTACACCGTGCCGGACGCGGGGTCGAACACCTGCACCTCGTCGGGTGCTGGCCCCTTCCCGACGGCGTTCCGCGCGATGATCTGGTTCCCCGCCGGCCACAGCTCCAGGCAGTCGAGGTCCAGGTGGACGGGATCGCTCGAGCTCGACACCGGCTCGACGATCACCGAGAAGGTGAAGGACGTGATGGGTGCCGACGGATCGGTCGGCGTGGCGGGGATCACCACCGCCCCGATGCGCCCGGTGCGCACGCCGTCGGACTCCTCGACCGTCACCATGCTGGAGGCCACCAGCTGGCCGTCGTCCCCACCGGAGCGCACGATCACCCCAATGGGCCCGCCGCTCGCCTTCATCCGCGCCCACAGCTGATAGGTCCCGTAATGGTCGACCACGTTGGCGTCGATGGTCACGCGGAAGGCGACCGCGCCGCTGTCCGTCTCCTCGGCCAGGTGCTGCACCACCACCCCGTCGAGGAACCCGCCCGCGCCGCTCGCGCCGTAGGCTTTGAGCGTCATGCTGTCGCCGTCGGCCACCTGGGTGATCTCCACGCGGTCGAAGTCGAGGTCGTTCGTGGTGGTGAGCACCTCCTGGTTCGCGCCGGACTCGACCTCGAACGAGAAGGGCGGCGTGGCCTGGTAGGCGCTGTTCGCGTAGCCCCGCGCCTGGATATTGGCCACCACGCGGTAGGTCTCGCCGTCGATGGTCGAGAGGGTCTGGCCCACGTAGTTATCGGTGTCCCCCTCGCCGACGCCCTGGCTCGAATCGCCGTCCACCTGGCGCTCCGTCACGCTCTGCGGATACCAGCCGACGAACGGCACCTCCTGGTGCCCCTTGGCGGTCCCGACGGCTGCCCACCCGTCGGCGGAGCTCGCCACCTCTCGGATCAGCAGGTTCTTGTAGAGCGTGGCCGAGAACACGCCCTCCACGCCCAGGTAGATCAGCACCTGCTCGGACATCGGCACGAAGTCGAGGTACACCGTCGTGAAGCTGGCCGTGTGCTGGCGGAGCGCCACGTTCATGTTCGACCCGTCCTGGAGCGCCACCCAGCAGCCACTGCCCGGCGGTGAGCCCGTCAGGGTGCGGCAGTCGATCTGGAGCCGCACTGGCACGCCCGGCGTCAGTCCGCCGTAGCTCCTGGCCGCGAAGCCCTGGCCGTTGGGGTTGCCGCTGGCATCCGGCGTGATCTGGAGCGCGCTGTGGGTCCCGTTGTAGCCCATGCCGGTGCCGGTGTTGCGGTCGTAGAAGGTCCAGCCGGTGGTGTCCGGGATCGCGTCGGTGACCAGCGTCGAGCCGAAGGCTGGCCCCGAGTAGGGCTCCTCGAGCGCGCCGTTTAAGAACCCGCCGGTCCCCTGCACGGTGGCCCGCACGCCGACGTCGAGGCCGGTGGGGCCGGCGTAGTCCTGGAACGCCACGAAGGTCTCCTGGCCGTCGGTGGTCGAGCTGAGATAGGTGGTGTCGCCGTCGTTCGCGCCCACCGCGTCGTTGACCGCATCCCAGGCCGTGGCCGCGCCGGTCTTCGTCCAGGCGTCGGCCGCCCCCGCGCCATCCGCCAGCCGCGTGGTGATGACCTCGGTGAGCTGGTCGCGCTCGACGTACAGCGGCGCCAGGTAGAGCTGCGTGATCCGCACCTCGGTCGCCCCGACCTTCTGGACGCCCCACTGGCCGGCGTTCAGGTCCGCCTCGGTCCAGGGGAGCTCGGTGGCCGGGTTGCTGGAGACCTCGTGGATGTGCTCCTGGTACGCCGCCCCGTCGGTCAGGGTGGTGAGCGCGCCGGCATTGAAGGAGTCGCCACCGCCGGTCCGCCAGCGGAGCTGATACTGGCCGGTGCCCTTGGCCAGCACGTGCACGCGCACCCCGCCCACGCGGCCCGCCCCGCCCAGCTCCACGGTGTAGCCGGTGGGCGGCGTGTCGAGCCCGAGGTACAGCGGCCAGAGGAAGTTCTCGACGTCGCGCGTCCGGCTGTCGAGCGCGGCGGCGCGGATGAAGTCGTAATGGTCGGCGTCCCCGTGGGGGGTGACCGAGATTCTGGCCTGGACCGGCTCACTGCCGCCCACCTCGATCACCCAGGGGTCGTAGTTGCAAAGGCCGTACTCGCACTGCTCGGTGAAGGTGAGCGCGTGGGGGATCGGCGAGCAGCGCAGGTACAGCTCCCCCGAGATGTAGTTCACCGACTCGAGCGCCTCGTCCTTGCGGAAGAAGTCGCCGTACTCGACGTCGTACACCTGCGGCTCGGCCTGGTCGCCCAGCTGGCGGATGAAGCGCACCGGGCTGCCCACCCGCGCCGGCTTGGCGTAGGCCTCCGCCGCCCGCAGCCGCGTCAGGATCTCCGAGAGGTTGCTGAGCGTCTCCTGGTACGTCGCCCCCCGGCAGCGCACCTCGAACCGCAGCTCGGTGGCGATCTGCGTGGACCTCACCAGCATCTCGCCGTCCGCCCCCCGTCGGGGAGCCGTGTGCCGCTCGAACACGGGCGTGGGCGGGAGCGCGCTGGTGTGGTTGAGGAAATACTTGGTCTCGTCGTTGAAGTCGAGCGGGGTGACCTCGCCCTCGACCTGGAGCAGGAGCTGCGCCATGCTAGCGCCCCGCCCCGGTGGTGGACCCGACGAGTGGGGCGAGCCCCTTCGCCAGCGTCTCGCCCCACTCGTCGGGTCGCGTCTCCACGAGCGTGCCGTCGACCCACTGGAAGTACGGCCGGCCGTCGACGGTCACCTCCAGGGCAAAGGAGGTCGCCCCGATCGGTCCGCCCATCGACAGTCCGATCATGGTCCCTTCGGGGAGGCGTTCGCGCAGCTCTTCGAATACCAGCGAGAGCAGGCGTTCCACTTGCATCAGTCCCCCTGGACCGCAACCCGGGTCCGCGTGTTCTCGGTCCCGATGCGGTTGATCTGGCGCACGAACTCGCGCGGGCCGCCGCTCCCGTAGAACTGCGGGTTGTGCATCTCCACCTTCCAGGCCGGTCCCGACGGCCCGCCGGCCTGGGCCAGGGCCTGGTTCGCGCCCGCCGAGGACGCCTGCGCGATCATGCCGTTCAGGCGCTCGAGCGGCACCGCGGCCTCCGGGCCGGCCTCGCCAAACATGGCCAGGGTGGGCCGCAGCGCCAGCGCCCCGCGCGCCAGCTCGGGGATGCTCGGGATGTTCGGCAGGTCGATGGTGAACCCGCCCACGCTGCCGCCACCGGGCAGCTCCACCTTGGGCACGTCGATCTGCAGCTTGTTCAGCTGGTCGATGAAGAAGTTGATGATCTTTATGTAAGTGTTCACGTAGGCCTTCGTGAGGCTGATGACGGCCTCCCAGGCCCGCCGCTGAAACTCCGGGAAGTCCTCGAAGGCCAGCTTGATGAGGTCGAGCGCACCCAGGAATGCGGCGCTGATCCCATCCCAGATGCCCGTCACCGCATTCCGGAAGTCCTCATTGGTGGTCCACAGGATGAGGACGGCCGCCGTGATCCCGGCGATGGCCAGGATGATGAGGCCCACCGGCCCCAGTAGGACCGTGAAGGCCGCGCCCACGATGGGGGCCAGCGTCACGATGGTTCCCCACGCCGCGACCACGCCGGCCACGGTGGTGATGAGGGTGCCCACCACCACCAGCAGCGGCCCGATGGAGGCGATCACCGCCAGCACGCCCACGATCACGAGCTGCTGGCCCTCGTCCATCTTGCTGAACCCGTCCGCCGCCCCGATCACCAGGTCGATCAGCGGCATCAGCACGTCGATGACCTTGCCGATGGCCGGGGCCAGCCCATCGCCCAGCTTCTGGAGCAGCACCTCGGCCTTGGCCTGCAGCTGCTCCATCTCGAACCCGTTCTGGTTGATGGTCTGCGTCTGCTCGTAGAACGCCTCCTCGGTGGTGCCGGTCACGTCGCCCATGGCGGCCAGCTTCTCTTTGTAGCTCTCCGCCTGCGACCCGGAGAGGGCCATCACGGCGGTCAGGGCCTCCACCGAGGACCACGCCTGGCCAGACTTCAGCGTGTTGCCCTCGAACTGCAGGTTCAACAGCTCGATCGCCTCGCTGATACCGACCGTCTCGACGATCGTGCCGCCCAGCGCACCGGCGGCCTCGTTCATCGACTTGGCGGTCTTCTCGCTGTCGTTCTCGAGCTTCTTGAGGTCGACCGAGAGCTCTTTGTACGCCTTCGAGCCCTTCTGTCCCGCCGCCTCCATCGCCGCCTGCTGCTCGACCAGGAGGCCGATCTTGGTGGCCCCGGCGTTGTACTGGTCGACCAGCCCGCGCCAGTTGTCGACGAGCTCGCCGCCCACCAGCCGCCCCTGCGCGTCGAGCTGGCCCGCCACGTCGCTGATGGCCTTCTGCATCTGCTCGGTCGGCTTCAGGATCGCCTGGTACGTCGCGCGGAGCTGGGTGGTGACCTCGGCGGTGTTGCCGGTCACGCCGGTGAGGGTCGCCATGGAGGCGAACAGCTCCTCCTGCGTGACGCCCAGCGCGGCCGCAATAGGCACGACGGTTCCGATACTGGCGGCCAGCTCGGGGAAAGTCGTCTGGCCTAAATTCACGGCCATGAAGCCCAGGTCGGCGGCGTGCTGGACGGCCTCGACGGTGACGGTGTTGTAGCCCTTGGTCACCGCCGCGGTGAGGCCCAGCGCCTCCTCGGTCTGCGCCAGGCCCGCCTTGGCCGCCACGGCGTTAATGCGCAGGATCTCCATGGTGTCGGCGGTGTCCCCGAAGGTGGAGATCACCTCGTACAGGCCGCCGCTGATGTCCTTGGTCGACTTGCCGACCTCGACCGCCAGGTCCTGCACGCCGTCCTTCAGCTCGAGCACGCGCGCGGTGCTGCCGGGGATGAGGGTGGCCACGTTGGCCATGGCGGCGTTCATCTCGGTGCCGGCGGAGGCCGCCGCGATGCCCACCCCGACCAGGGGGAGGGTGAGGCCGACCGACATCACGCCCCCGAGGTCGGTGACGCCCTTGCCGAACTTCTGGATCTGTTTCTCGCTGTCCTGGAGGTCGGTGTGGAACTGCGAGAGGTCCGACAGGACGCGGACGATGAGCTGCGCCATGTGATCTAGCCCCTCGTGCCGTTGGGCAGCGCGGCGGCGGCCAGGATGGCGGCCTGCTCCTCGGCGGTCTGGCGCTTCGTGCCGCCCTTACGGGGCACGAAGTCGTCCAGGCGGAAGGGACGGGCCCGCCGCTTGGGGTTGCGGTTCGCGTTGGCCAGGATGGTGGCGATCAGGGCGAATCTCCGATCCTCGCGCTCCTGCTGCAGCTCGTAGCGGTGACTCAAGCCGAAGAACTCCCGCAGGGTCAGCCCCCACAGCTCGCTGGGCGTCAGTCCGAAGTCGTAGACGCCGACGCTCCAGACGCGATCCCATTCGACGCGGGATGCCGCCGCGCCGCCCGGTTCTGCGCCAAAGGGCGGGCGGCTGTACCGTTCCCTCCGGCCGCGGGCGCGGGCATGGCCACCCCGACGGCCTGGTCGATGGCCGCGCGGATCTGGCTGAAGTTCTCAATGTCCACGATCTCGTACACCTGCTCGAGGGTCAGGTCGGGATCCTCATGGCACAAGCCGGCCCACAGCATGGTGGTGACGCCCTCGAGGGTGCGCGACCACTCGGCGAGCGCCTCCTGCTGCTCGATCCCGATGCCAGACGCCTCCTCGATGCGGCGGAGCGCCCCCAGCGTGAAGCGCAGGTGGCGCGGGCGGTCGAGCTCGAGCCGCAGCCCGCGCACCGGGTCGGCGCCCTGGACGATCTCGGTCATGGTCGACTCCTCCACTGCCGCACCAGGCTACTCACCACGAACCACCAGAAGCCCGGATGCCAACGGTGAATCGTCACCGTGAAATCCGCATACGCGCGTCCGTCCGCACCGACGTGGACGGCATTCGGACGCAGGGGACTCAGTTTCATCCAGCTGGGCGGTCTCATCCCCCCCGCTCCTTATGTGGTGGCCCGCACGATGTCGAGGGTGTACGTCTTGGTCGCCTTGCCCGACTCGGCCACCTCGATGAACGCCCGCGTGATGGAGCCCGCCGCCCCCAGCGCGACCGCGCCCGACGCCACGCCGGTGGCCACCGTGGTCCCGTTGACCGTGATGGTCCCCACCGCCGCAGTCGGCGTGATGGTGACCGACGAGCTGCCGGTCGGGACGTTGACCACATAGCTGGTGGTCGACTGCGCCTTGGCCGGTACGGTGTCGGTTGCCGTGCTCACCACGAAGAAGGGCGTCGTGAGGCCGGCGGCGAAGGTCACCGTGAACAGGCCCTGGCCCGACAGGCGGATCTCGCCGTTGAACTCGAGGTTGGCGTCCATCTGCGGGTTGAATTTGGTGGTCTTGAGGAAGCCGCCCCCCTCCCACTGGCCCATGCCGTTGGGGAGCGTGATGCGGTACGGGTACTCCGCCTCGTACACGAACTCGCCCTGGGTCTCCTGGATCATGCCGAGCTGGGAGGGGTGCGCGACCCAGTAGCCGCTGAAGGTCATGGTGCCGGGGTCCAGCAGCCCCCGCGCGAAGCGGCGGAAGCCGCCGGGGCTGCCGTGGGTGGTGCGTTCCACGTCGTCGGCTTCCGGCCCGAACTCGCCGATCTCGTACAGCCCGGCGATGGTCTCGAAGCCGGTGCCCCGATCGACCTCGAGGATAGTTCCAAATCCCAGGATCGCGTCAACGTCCAGCGCCATGGCTTACCTCCACAGGTAGAGATTCCGCTTGTTGATGTCGAGGAACGCCTCGAACCCGATGTAGCTCTTGTTCGCCCGCGTGACGATCCCCAACGTCGGCTCCGCCCCCCGCAGGAGCGCGCTGGTGCAGGTGTGGTCGAGACTCTGGTCCTGGCAGAACGCCTCCAGGGTCGCCTCCCAGAACGCCTCGGCGATCAGGATGGCCTGCTGGCTGTCGGCGATCGCCTCCGCCGCGATGAACTGGAGGCGCACCGCGTAGCCGATCTCCCGCAGCGCCATGCGCCGCGCGGGGTCGACCGGCAGGAAGGTCCACTCGTTCTGAAAACACCTCGGCCCCGGCAGCGCGTACTGCGGGTCGAGGAACGAGCGGTAGACCTTGGTGACCGTGTAGGGGCCAGGGGTCGTGATGGTGAGGCCCTCCTCGAGGGCGATGATGCGGTCGAGACAGGGGCCGATGGTGCCGGTCACCGTCGCCACTCCCGCTCGACGCCCCGCTCCCAGTCGCGCGTGAGGTCCGGCATGGCGTCCTCGACCGCCTTCCGCCCGGCCAGCAGGAACTTCTTGCCCTTGGTGCCGCCGGTGCGGATCAGCTCCTGGAGCGCCCGCAGGTTGCCGCTGTAGCCGACGGCCCGGGCCCACCGCTCGAGCTTGCGGATCGAGACGCGATCGCCGGGCCTGCGCCCGCGGTCGATGGAGATGACGGTCGCCTTGAGCATGGCGGAATACACGGTGCTGCCCCGACGGTCGATGCCCACGTTCCGCCCGATCGAGCGGACGGCCGTGCCGGTCCCGCCGTCGATCGCCAGGACCGACGCCTTCTGGCCGACGCGGGTGGCCTCCTCCATGATGGCCAGGAGCGGGGCCTCCACCAGGCGGGGGTTCTTGAGCTTGGCCGCCACGGCCTCCACCCCCTCGACCTTCACGCGCACGCGGGGCCGGGGCATCAGGCGATCCACCAGGTCTTGTACATCTCGACCAGGCGGTAGACGATGGCGATGGCCGACGGCGAGGTCTCGATCGCCTCCCCCAGCTCGGGAATGCGGCGGGTGGCGCGGGGGGTCTCCAGGCGCAGCAGCGCGGCGAGCTGGATGGTGCCGGCGTTGATAGCGGCCGGCACCTGGGGCCAGCCCCGCTGACAGACGATCGTCGCCCGCCCGCCGCCGAAGGCCGTGCCCGACGGATAGGCCGGGCGAATCTCGCGGTAGGGCTCCGGCTCCGGCTGGAGCGGCGCCCCGGTGGGCCACAGCTCGAGGCCGGCCGTGAGCAGCGGGGTCGCGGTGCCGAAAGCCACCGAGGTGACCGACACCAGCGGCGGGAGGGACGGGCGGGTGTTCCCGGCGTGGATGGCCAGGGGGGCGGGACGGCGCCAGTCCGGGCATGCCACGTCCACCACGATCGTCACGTCGGCCGCGTCCCGACTGAAGAACTCGCCCAGCTTGCCGTCCAGGTAGCGGCTGATGGCCACCAGATCGGTGGTGATGAGCGCGTCGTCGCCGTCGTCCCGATCGGGCGAGATGACCGCCCGGTACTCCTCGGCCGTGGCGTAGGGGTCGGCGATGGCCATCAGCGGCACCGCCGCACATAGCTCGGAATGCAGGTGACGCGGGTGGCCGTCGGGCTCGGGGTCAGGGTGGGAGGCGTGCCGTACACAAAGTCCCGATGCGCGCGGCCCTCCACGGTCAGCGAGCCGTTCGGGTTGAACAGCCAGGCCGCGTGCCCGTTCTGGTCGCAGGGCTGGTGAACGTTCCCGAAGTAGAGCGCCATCCGCACCCCGATCGCCGCAAAGGTCTGGAGGCCGGTGAGCGTGTAGTGGTAGCGGTCGGCTTCGCTCTGCCCGGCGGGCGGACAGCTCGGCTCGAACCGCTCGGCCCAGTGGCCCCATTCGGTCACGCTGATGCCCCACCCGTGCGCGTGAGCGAAGGCAGCGGCCTGCTGGGTCTGACTGGCGAGCTGCGGCTCGGTCGAGGGGAGGTCGTAGGAGGTCTGCGGGTAGAAGTGAAAGTTGAGGTCGTGCAGGAATGGGGAGGCGCCGAACTGCTGCTGATAGACGGTCAGGAACCGCTGGTACGCCTGCTGGCCCGTCACGATGTCGGGCGCACAGCAGTAGGCGGTCCAGCCGATCACCGAAGGCCCCACAATGCGGGCGGTCGGATCAGCCGAGCGGATGGCGGCCACCTGTCCCGCGTACCACTCGACGAACGGCACCGCGTCGGCGTCGGTGGTCAGGCCGCCATCCTGCCAGCGCGAGTTATTCTCGTTGCCGATCAGCCAGGTCAGGCCCTTGGTCTGCATGGCGGCCACCTGCGGCTGCGTTACCGAGCGCCACGGGTAGCGCAGGAGTCGCACGCGGTGGGGCTCGCCGTTCGCCGTCGGCTCGGCGGTGTATTGCTGGTACACGGTGCCGCCGTAGGCGGCCAGGTCCTGCGTCGGGGAGTGGGTCCCGCCGAGGAAGTTCTCGCCGATGGCCATGGCCGCCCCGCGCACGCCCTGGGCGATCCCCACCCAGGCGAGCAGCCCCAGCGCGCAGGCGATGGCGAGGCCCCGAAACGCCCGCAGTTTTGGCGACATTAGTACAACGCCCAGCGCGTGTTCAGGTAGGCCCGGACCAGCGTAGCGTCACCCGCCGACAGGACGGGGTTGTAGAGCAGGATCTCGGCCTCGTGGCCGGAGAGGGGCAGAAGCGCATCGCCCCGCAGCCCGACCGAGAGGACCTGCGGAGTCGGGAGGGTGATTCCGACCGTGCGAGTATCTCGGAGGGTCCCCTGTTGAAAAATCGTCCACCCATCACTGCCATCGACATGACCATCGAGGAGCTGGTAGCCGCCGCCCACCATCGCGGCCGCGGTCCCGACCACGGTCCCCGGCCCAAACTCGCCCGCCCCCTGGTTAGAAGCAGTCGCCACGAGCGAAGGCTTCCCGGTGGCGGCCGGGCACCGGAGACTCCACCCGCCGCCCGCGCCACCGTAGCTCACCCACGTCGGATAACTCCCGACGGCCACCAGTTTGCCCACCACGAACAGCGAAAAGCCCGTATCGGCCATCGCCAGCGCCGCCAGGGCGAGGACATCATTCGACCCGTCAAAGAGGAGGCTGGGCAGCCCATTCTGCTCGGCCAATTTGAGGAGCGGTCGGAGCCCGGCCGTCGCCTGGCTGACATGCCGCGCGTTGCCACTCTGGTCTGCCCATCCCCCCACCGGATCGCCATCGGCCACGGCCGGGGTGGTGCGGGCGGCGTCCTGGTAGACACCCACATCGGCTTGGAGCCAGAATTGCAGGCCGGCGATGCTCGAGGGCAGGAACGCCGAACCGGACCCCGACCCGGCCCCGGCGCAGGCGAGCAGTGACGCGGGCATCAGCTCACCTCACGAGTAGAAGAGATTGATGTTCAGGTCGTCGGCCGCCACCGCCGCCGCGCTGCTGTCGGCCAGGCCGGTGACGGTCGTGATGGCCAGGCCGGTGCCGAACTGGATACCGGCCGGGGCGAACACGTTCGCCAGCGCCCCCCCCGGCAGCACCACCGTGAAGTACACGCCCGCGCCCGCCGTGGGGGTGGTGGCCGCGTTGTGGAACACCACCTTACGCGCGGCCGCGTTGCTGTTGTAGATGGCCCAGCCGTACAGCACGGCCGGCGCGGCCTTGACCACCTGGGCGTTGACGGTGGCGAGGGACTCGAGGTGGTAGACGCTGAACCCGTTATCGGAGACTGGCATCAGCCCCCTCGGGCCTTGTTGCTGGTCTGCTCGGGCGTGACGGCCTTGGTCGCCGCGCCCTGGCGGGCCTTCGTTTCCTCGGTCTCTGGCCCCGCCTCCTCCGTCTCGGCCGGGGGCGGCGCGGGCGCGTTCGGGTCGGCCGGGGGCGGCAGCTGGCCCGCATAGGGCGCCGCCTCCTCCTCGGTCAGGGTGCCGCCCTCCCCGACCAGCAGCGCGGCCGCCTCCGGGGAATCCTCCGGCACGATCTTCGTCCCGTCCGCGTTGCGGTACAGCCGCTCGGGACTCACGTAGTTCGGCATGGTGCCCTCCTGACCTATGTCTGCGTGCCCACCTTCGTCCACGTCGGCGCGTAGGTGGTCCCGGTGTTGATGTACAGAATCCCATTCGTGATGTCGGTCAGCTGGGCGCCGATGGCCGCGCCTCGGCCGGTGGCGTCCACGCCCGGGGTGGTCTCCGCCACCGCCAGGGTGGGGGCCGTGCCGGTCAGGGCGCTGGTGGCAGTCAGGGTCGAGACGGCCATGCGCGCCAGGGTGCCGCCGTAGGTGAGGGTGACGGTGCCGATACCGGCGGTCAGGGTGCCGGCGGTGGCCACGATGTCCCCGGCCGTGCCGATCGCGTCGAGCGCGGCGTTGATGGCGGCCAGGAGCGTGGCGTTCACGGCCGACCAGGTGATGGCCGCCGTGTTACGGCCCTCGCGGGTGAAAGTGAAGGTCCCGGCGGTCGGGGTCCCGCCAATGGTGAGGGTCTGCACCTCGTTGGTGCCGGCCGAGGGCGCCCCCGCGGACTGATAGCCGCTGAGGCCGCCCGGCATGATGACGCCGCCGCTGATGACTGGCATGGACCTCCTCCTGAGCTTCCGCTAATCGGCTAGATCCCGGTAATGGTGCAGAAGGCCGCCGCCCGGTAGATTTCCAGGCTCAGCCGTTCCTCAGCTCGGACCAGCACCTTGTTGTAGGCAAAGAAGGTGTCGTGCTCGGTCGAGACGTCGATCTGGATGCCCTGCCGTCGACTGATGTGCGAATACAGCGCGAAGTCGCCCAGGATGGCGGTGCCCTCAGTGGCAGCCGGAGTGACGACCACCGGCATCCCCCACATGCGCTCGATCCCCTCGTCGGTGGGGCTGCCGAAGATGTAGATGCCGTCGGCGGTCCGCAGCAATCGAATGTCCTGCCAGTCGTTGGGGTGGATCGCCATGCCGTTGGGGTCGGCGTAGCCGGTGTAACGCACCTTGGTCATGCCCTTGAACACCGCATCGGGGGTGGGGTCCGCCCCCTTCGCCTGGGTCTGAATGCTTGGCTTGTTGTAAAAGCCGGTCAGGTGGGGCGAGGTGCCGGAGCCGGTCAGGAGCTCGACCTCCTCCGCCAGCTGCACCATGACAGTCAGGCGATTGTCGATCAAGCTCTGCATGGCCGGCACGTCGTCGAGCTGCTGGTTGGTGACCGGCAGCGTGGTGGCGATCACCTCCACCGGCACCAGGCGCTCGGTGAAGGCCAGCGCGGATTCCGGCTTGGCCGCGTTCTCCGCGACGGCGGCCGCGTTGTTGGTGAAGGTGGTCTCCTCCATATACCGAATGGCGGAGAGCGTCGTCGGGTCTTGCGGGATCAGGTCGGCCACCATGGGGCGACGCTGGGCCGACAGCACCACGCGCGGGATGCGGGTCGCCTCCGGTGCGAAGCCGGCGGTCAGGGTCATCACGGTTTTCATGTCGACGTCGGGGAGCGAGACCCCGAAGTGCGCCATGGCGGTGCCCTTCTCCTGCAGGTAGGCCGGATGCTCGGTGAAGAGCGTGCCGAGCGACTTGGCCGCCCGCTCGTGGAGGTCGCCGCCGGGCGCCCCACTGCCCGCCTCCGGCCGGGGGTGGACGAAGTGCTGGCCGGGCTCGTGGAGCCACCGCTGGCGCTCGGCGTTCTTCTCCCGCAGGTCCTCCGCCTCCCGCAGCGTGTCCAGCTGCTTCCCGAGGTCGGCGAGCTCGTCGTTCCGCCGTTTGATCTCGGCGGCCTTGGTGGCGGTATCGCCGTCGACGTAGCTCACCTTCGTCAGGTCAAGCTCCGGACCGGCCTCCTGGAAGATGCGCTCCAGCTGGTCCGATTTGGTGATGATCTCCCCGCGCAGCTCGACGAGTGTAGGCATCGGGTAGTTCCTCCTTACCGTGCGCCAAGTCGGGCGCGGATGTGGTCGTACTGCAGACGCAGCAGTTGCCCCGCCCGCTCGGGCGGTTCCGCCGGGGGCTCCGCGAGGAGCGTGGCGGTGAGGTAGGGGTGCAGCTCCTTCAGGAGCGTGACGTGCTCGGCGGAGAGATCGTGCCCGGCCTTCAGCGCGGCCAGGACCTCGCGCAGGGTCGCCGGCTCCAGGTCGTCGGCGGACTTGATCGAGAGCAGCTCGGTGGCGTCATTCGCCCCCACCAGGACGGGCGACCACTCGTACCACTCCCCGCGCACGAGGTCCCGCACCCCGGTTTTCTTGTCGTGGGCGTCCTCGAGCACGCGGTAGCCGATGCTGAACTCGTCGATCGCCCCGAACTTGAGGTTCGAGTACGCCTCACGGCCGGGCTGGGTGTCCAGGTTGAACTGGCCCTTCACCCACAAGCCGCCCAGGTGCGTGAGCGAAGGCGGCAGGCGCGGATCGCCGGGCAGGAGCTCCTGGGCGTCGAGCGTCTTGGCGATCGGCGTGAGCCAGTCGTGGCCCCACACGCCTTTGGCTTTGGGGCGGCCGTCCGGGGTGCGGCGGCGGGCCAGGGAGTCCGCGAAGAAACCGGGGAGGACCCGCTCCCCCTGCGCGTCGACGTTCCCGAAGACGCTCGCAATGAGCTCGGCGGTGCCGGTGGCGTCGTCGAGGACCTTGAACTCCGCCGCGTCGAAGGTCTTGCGCTCCCGCTCGGCCATAAAAAAGTGCCCCCGATGCTGCGACTAACGGCCACAAAGCAGCGTGGGCACGAATTTCAGGTTTAACGGTTTATGGGCAGGATAGTAGCACGTTTACGGCGAGGAGCCGCTCTGGTTGCGGGTTTTGCAGCGCGGACAGGTCAGGGCCCAGGGGCGCGTCGCCTGCTCGAGCAGCAGTTTGCCGCAGGCCGAGCAGCGGATCAGGGTGTCGGTGACCAGCACGGCCTTGGTGGCCGGCGGCCCCTTGACCGCCTTCACCCCGTCCCCAGGAGACGATCCAGGACGGCCACCGCGCGGGGCTGGGTGATGAGCCAGAGGCCGACGACGCCGCCGAGCACACACCCGAAGACACCGGACAGCGCAATCACCAACAGATCCCCTGCCGTCACGCCGGCACCTCCACCTCGCCCAGCAGCGCGCGGATGTGGCCGTTCAACGCGGAGCCCTCCGGGCGCCCCACCGGACGCGCCACCTGCTGGGTGGCCTGCTGCTGGTCCTCCGGATCGGTCCCCACCGGGATCACCTGCAACGACCGCGACAGGACATACACCTCGTCCTCCGGGAGGATCGGATAGCCGAGCTCGCGCTTGGCCTGGCTGCGGCTGATGAGCCCGGCCCTCCACTGCCCGATGATGCGCTCCGATTTGGCGTTCTCGTCCTCCTGGAGCACCCGCACCTGGCTGAGGTCGAACCACACCCGCCACTGCGTCAGCTCCATGAAGTCGCCGAGCAGCTGGTTGGTCAATTCGGTGGCGATCTCGCGGTACAGCGGGATGATGGTGGACTCGAACGCCTCCTCCCGGTATTCCTTCAGGGTGGCGCCCACATGGGTCGACGTGAGGCCGACCCCGAGGCCGACCACGGCCGCGTTCACGCCCAGCACCGCCGTGATGCGCTCCTCCGGGATGCCCCGCAGGCTCCGCATGTCGAGCTCCTGGGGCGAGAATCCGAACTGGTCGACCTGGATCTGGCCCTCGAGCACCAGGGGCTCGCCCCGGTGGCTGCCGGTCGTTTTCTCCATGAAATCCCGCTTGATCTGCTGGCCCACCGGGGCCGGAATCGAGCCCTGTTTGGGAGAGAGAATGATGCCCGGCACCCCGAGATTTTCGAGGAGCGTGGCGGTCATGGAGGCCGCCGCCTCGTCGGTCATCACCTCGCGCAGCAGGCACTGGACCGGCGCATTCCCGAGGCGCGGATCGAGCGGGTCCATGCCGTCGGGTAAGCGGATCACGTCCTCGTAGCGGAGCTCGAGGACGTCCCCGCCGTTCGGGGTGTAGCGGTAGTACGTGATGAAGTCGTCCCCCTCGCTCATCGGCGTGATGGTGGCGGCCGGAGCCCACCAGAGCTCGACCACGTTCCCGCTCGTCGAGCGAACCTTCACCACGTAGGAGATGCCGTTCAGGATGCGGTCGGCGATGAGGCCCTTGAAGAGCGTGATGCCCGAGTAGTAGCCGTTGGGGCGCGTCAGCAGCCAGAGCGCCGAGCCCGGCCACATCTCCGCGTGGGTGATCCAGCCCTGCTGGGTGCGGTCCCACTGCTGGAGGACCACCGGCGCGTCCGTAAAGTTGCGCTGAATCCACCGCACGCAGGCCACCACGATGCCGGACTGGTCCGCCCGCACCCCTCGGAGCTGCGCCACCCCCGGCCAGTAGGACCAGCTGCTCGAGACCCTGTGGCGCATCTTCGTCAGCGCGGTGCGCGTGGTCCGCTGGATGTACTGCAGGATGTTCGTGAAGATGCTCATGCGCTCCCCCAGGCCCACGGTGCGGCCTCCGCCGGCTTGGCCACCAGCACCCGCACCACCGCGTCGAGCAGGGCGGACACGCCGTCAATGCGGCGGCGATGCTTGTAGGCGTCGACCTTGACCGGCTTCCGCGCGCCGTCGCGGGTCTCCTCGACGGCGGTGTTGCTGACCATCCAGCGCAGGATCGGGTTGCCCCGGTGGCGGAACTGGCCGGCGGCGAGGGCGCGCTCGACCTCCGTCACGGCCGGCGACAGCGAGCTAAAGGTCTGCGGGATCAGCACGCATTCCGGCCCCAGGTCCGCGAGCAGCCCGAGCAGCGTGGTGCTGTTCCAGGTGTCGAGGTCGATCTCGGTGGCGTCGGCCGCGAAGGTCTTGAGCTCGTCGGCGATGGCCTGGTCGTCGCGGTAGTCGCCCGGCGTCGTCAGGAGCCAGCCGTCCTCGATCCAGGCGCGGTAGGGCACCCCGTCGCGCTCCTCGGCCTCCTTCACCAGGTCCTCGGGAATCCAGAAACGGGCGTCGACGTCGAGCCCGCCGTCCGCGCCGCGTGTCACCTTCACGGCCGCCGAGAGGTCCTGGCGGCCCCCTAAGTCGACGCCGACATACCGCTCGCCGGTGCGGCGGAGCTCGGGGGATGCCGCCGCGTCCCATTTGGCGAGGTCGAGCCAGGCGGTCTCGGACTGGGTGTCGGTGTCGAGCCGCAGGCGGATGAAGGCGTTCCGTCGGCCAGGGGTGGCGATCGCCTTGTCGCGCTCGGCGATCAGCTCCTCGAGCTGGACGGTGGCGCCTAAGCTCGGGTTGCCCTTGATGTAGACGGTCGGGTCTCTCCAATCGTCCTCGGGGTCCAGGCAGGCAATGTAGGCGAACAGTCGGCCGTCGATCGGGCCGCTGGTGAGCGCCTTGCGGGCCCGCTCGTCGGTCTCGTTGTAGATCGAGGCGCCGGCCACGCCGGCGGTGGTGATAAACAGGATAAGCGGCTGCTCGCGGGCGCCCATCGCCGTTTCCATGGCGTCCACCATGCTCCTATCGCGGTGGACGTGGAGCTCGTCGAGCAGCACGCAGCTCGGGTTCAGGCCGTGCTCGGACTGGCTATCGCGCCCCAGCGCCGCAAACTGGCTCATGGTCTCGTACACGATCAGCTTCGAGACGGTCCGCAGGTGGGCCACGCGGTTCGCCAGGAGCGGGTTGCGCTCGACCATCTGCTGGGCGACCGTCCACACCTGCTTCGCCTGGTCGCGTTTGGTGGCCACCGAGTACACCTGCGCGCCGCTCTCGCCGTCGAAGTCGAGCATCCAGAGCCCCACGCCACCGGCGATTGAACTTTTCCCACACTTCCTGGCCACGCGGGCGTAGGCCTCGCGGTAGAGCCGCACCCAGCGGCGGAGCTGCGGGTCGTAGAGCTGCCAGCCGAACACGCTGCCGACGACGAACGCCTCCCAGTCCAGGAGCTCGAGCGGCTGCCCGGCCCAGCGGCCCTGGTACTGCTGCAGGTGGCCGAAGAAAGTGAACACGGCCTCGGCCTCGGCCCGATTCCAGCGCAGGTCGGTCCGCGTCTTACTAGCCACCAGATCGAGCAGGTCCAGATGCCGCTGGCAGGCCAGTCGCACGTACTGCCCGGCCACGATGGCGCCGGAGGTGACGTCGAGCGCGTACTGGGTGGCGCGGTCGGGCTTGCGGCCCCGACGGACGGGCGTTTTGGGGGACGGAGTGGGAGCCTCGGGCGGGCGATCGAGCGTAATCACGCGGTCCCCCGCTTCCGCTGGCGCAGGCGGGCCAGGGCGTCGGCGTCGTCCTCGGCGGGCTCGGTCAGGTTGGGCCGCACGCCGGGGAACTGCGGGCGCGCTCGGCTCGAGGGGTCGAGGCCGAAGGAAGCAGCCAGAGCGCGCATTTGGCCGATCTCCGCTGCCGACATGAACTTACCGTCGGCCAACAGGTCGAGAAACTTCGCGTGAAGCGCGCAGTAGACGGTGAGCTGGAGGTCATCCACCACCGTGATAAGTCCCGAATTGGCGAGCGACTGATGGATCAGATTCCAGGTCCGTTTGGCGCGTCGACTCAATTCCTTGGGTGGCCGGGGGGTCTCCGGGGTCGTTGGCGGCAACGCCGGTTGGATCTCGTCCACGCGAATGGGACGATTCCCCGCCGTCCGCCCGTTCGGCTTGGCCTCCAGGCGCTTGATGGCGGTGGGCTTCGCGCGGCCGGTCAACGGCGAGCCCCCCGCGACGACGGGAAGGAAACGCTGTGCGTTTTGCTGTCAGTGGTGGTGCGGTTGGGTT